TTCCGAATTATCTTTATAGTCTTCTATAGACGGCAAATTTTCAATATTGTCTTCCGACATGTTATTAGTAGCTTAGGTACTTTGGGATTTCTCTCCCTCTTTTTATTTATCTACTTCTTTTACTCCATTTTTTAGAAGTTTAGCAAGTTCAGCAGTAGATCCTACAAACAATGCATTATTAACTGTATTTGGGCCTTTTGATTGTTGTTCCTCATTCACATCTTTTAGTTTTTTCTGAAGATCCATCAACTTATCAGTAGCATCAGAGACACTTTTAATGAGTTGTCCTGCTACCTCATACGCTCTCGGCATGTCGCTCTCTTGAGCAAGTTCAAGAATTCCGTCAATTGCTTCTTGTCCTTTTTCAATGATAGAATATAAATTGCCTCTTGTATACTCATAATCTCTAGTAATATCGTCTTTGGTAATTCTATCAGGTTTTTGTTCAGGTGTAATCCCCACCTTTTCGGGTTCCATCACTTCTGGAGTAATATTAAAAGCATTATCTAGTTGTTTCATGGTTATGTCAGACTTCCATCAAATCCAAAGTTATCTCCAACCTCAATTAGAGAATTAGTGGTAGCAGTAATAAGGTTTACAGCTGCACCTGCAACATGAGAGGTTGGAAGAGTTTGATCTTGACCTCTCTTAACAAAGAGTTTATTACCAGTCTTCTTATCAACATATATCGATTCAGAATTTATTATGACGAATGTATTCTCAGCGATACCAGAAGAATCATTTACTTCTATAAGTGTTGTATCAGCAGCAATATCTTCAGCTAAGTTGGTAGTCACATCATTATCATATGCCTTCGTTGCACGAGGTACAACAGAGTAAGTGACATTTCTGCTTGGAGTCTTGGTAGTACCACCAGCGATATATCCAATAGTTGCCTTCCTGATGAGATCTTTGTCTCCATCTGCTCTGGATCCCACAGGGCCAAACAGATATGTCTTTGCAGTAAATCTAAATGTATAAATTAATGATCTGCGGGTTGTAAAATCTCCCTCATAATCATCTTCCATCGTAATATTTTCAATCACAACAGGTATATCTCTCTTCTCTCCAATGGTGCTTACAAGATCAACACTCAAATTATATGCAGGTTGGAAATAAGGTAATATCTGTTCAACAATCTGAAGCATATCATCATTTAATTTAGTGAAGACTGCCAATTCAAAAGACATATTATAAGGAACAGGCATGAAGGTTTTTCTAATTGCAGTTGCAATTCCTACTGTTTCTGATTTAAATGTCTGAGTTGTTGTTACCTTCCTTGATCCATCATACTGTAAACCAACAAACTCAAACGACATTCTTGGTAATGATATCTGAGTTGCTTTATTAAGATCAGGAGACTGTTGTAATCTTGCTAAAAACTTTTGAGTGGGGCCATATGCAAGGGGAACTTTAATAACACTTGAGACATCCCCATCAGAGTCATCATGTTTGATTTCTATTCCATTAAAAAGAGTTCCGAAAGAAATAATCGTTCGTCTTAATATTTCGTGATAATAATACTCAAACATCTTTTTAGACCTGTTACAGTATATTTAGGGTGTTCCAAATGGATTTTTTTCAGTGAAGTCTAAAATATCATCAGCTGCATTTTCAATCTGCAAATTAGAAGAATACTCATCAACAGTATTATCATCCTGTTCAGTTCTTAATTGATAAACTGCACCACTATCACTACCTGTAATATTCTCACCCTCTACAAAGTCTCCTGTAGAATTAGATATTACTATCTCTCCTGATACTGCATTCCATGTCTTAACAATGGCAGTTACACCACTAGAGGATCCTGTGATAGTCTCATTATCCTCATAGGTTCCTGTACCTGCCATATAAGGAGATCCAATAGTGATTGTAGGTGCAACAGTGTAACCAGCACCAGCATAGGTAACGAAAACATTAGAAATAGATCCCGCACTGCTTACCACAGCAACAGCAGTAGCAGTAGTTCCAATGCCAGGTCCACTTATAGTTACACTAGGTGCAGTGGTATATCCAGAACCACCACTTGTTAATGTTACAACACCAACTACATTATCAGATATTCTAGTTGTTGCAGCCGCTCCTACACCATCATCACCATCCACAGGTAAAATAACAATACCTGGATTATCAGTATATCCAATACCTGGATTTGTAATATAGATTCCTTGAACTTTTTCTCCTATATCTGTGCCATCACAATTAGTAATTCCTGAGAGAAGGGTAGCGATACCAACTGCTTGTCCACCTATTCTTGGCGACGATGAAATTGCCACAGTAGGTGCAGATATGTATCTTTCACCCCTATTTGTTATGATAATTTGATTAACACCACCTGTTGTTACAATACCAGCAGAAGCGGTTGCGGTGGCTCCAGCAGCCACCACTGTAAGAGTTCTAAGGTTAAAGTCGGTATCAAATGTATCATCAATCTCTTCAATGCCCGTATCCAATATCTCGTCTTCTGGTCTGAATAGTTGACAAGTTAATGTATAAACATAATTTTTTCTTAACTGATAAAATGGTTTCTCATGCTCTACAAACTTAATTTCAAATAACCTATCACCTAATGGAAAATATATTAAGTCTCCCTCTTTAGGTCTGGTAGATAATTCAACATTGGGTAAATTTTTAATTAATGGACTAATATAATTTTCAAATCTTTCCTTTGATATGGTCACTGTTAATTCATTTTCTGCTTGAATTCCAAACTTGGAAAGCATCACACTATTATCTCCATATCCATCAAAATTTTCTACGTAAGCTTCGATAGGATATGAATAATTAAAATCAGATTGTATTACTTCTTTGATAACATTATCAGTTGTTGCATATTGACGAGGTAGATAAAAACACTCAACACCATATATCCTCAACTGTTCGTTGATAAGATCTTGAACTAAACTCTGTTCACCAGAAGTTCCTTGAATAAAATATGGATTTAATGCCATTATCCTATCATATCAAGAGGTGGAAGTTCATAAGTGTTGGACATCATATCTCTAATAATCTCTAGATCTTTCATAGCGTCCTCATAAATCGCTCTACCATCAAGTTCAATTCCACCAGGTAATTTTACTCCTTGGAATTTAATTAAATTTTGTCCCCATTGTCTTTTTAAAAGAGCTGTAAAATATCTTTTAAGGAAAGAATCATTGTATACTCTAGTATAATCATTTGGATCAAGAGTTCTATAGCAATCCAAGATTATCCAATCTCCTGTCGTGAGACTAGACCAATCAATATCAAGATATAATCTATCCATCCTTTGATTAAATCTAACTTGTTTTTGAGTCGTTAATAGAAAATTAATATCCTCCAAATAAGTCCTCGTCATGGCATAACTTAATAGACCATTGTATCCAAGGTTAAACGCAACATCATTCAAGAATAACTGATACTTAACACTGAACATATTGTTAGTAACAGTGTTACTTCCATCAAAATGAAATATTTTTTCTACTCCTATGACAGCAGGAGGAACTTGTAAATAATTACTATTCTCTTCCCAATTATAAGTTACTGTAGCACCATCAATAGTGGATGTGGCAGTAGTTGTTGTTATTCCTGCTACTCCTGTTTCTCCAGGCCCCTTTCCTCTATCAATATCATTCTGTGTTATTTGGTACTTTAAAAATGTTCTTAAAACTCCATCAAAGTGTCTTTCATGAAAATATTGAATAGCATCATCTAATATATCTTCTACTTGCTCATCAGCAACATTTATTTCCAAGACAGGAGCACCCAACTGTCTCTTGGCATAATTAATTAATTCTGATCTACTAGATGGTTGAGCCATTTATATAATATTCCTGTGGAATTATTTAGGAAGGTGCGGAGGAGATACCTGCCTTTACTATTATAGAACCTGAAACAATCCTATAAATGGTAGATGCGGTAGATACCCTACTAAAGGTCACAGCAGTACCTGGAAGGATCTGTGAGGACGATGTAAACGCAGTCCCGACCTCAACAGTGTTGCCAGTAGAAACTGTAACAACGGGAACATCTGTCAGTTTATCTCCTATTGATATTGAATCACCAACAGCCACATTAGTGACCTTGTTGACAGTGAATGTAGTAGTTCCAATACCTGCCGTGCTTCCTACTGATATTGCCGTTTCTAACACATTCGTAGTATTACTAGAAGATGCAGAATTTACCAAAATGTCATAAACATATCTTCCTGCTGCTAAACTTCTAGTTGCCGTAGATCCTAATGAAATCTCAAGTTTTCCTTCAACAGCACTGGTAAATCCAACCGTAAATGTTGCATCAGGAAATCCTGTGGAACCCACTGCAACACTCTTTGTCATTTGCGAAGATCCACTGTAATCAGTAAAATCAAACGCTGTTGAATCGGGATTCTTTACGGTAAAAATATTACTAAAATTTGCACCACCATTAATGGTCAAATTAGCCTCGAAGGCAGTTCCTGACTCGGTATCAAATGTTATATTTTGATTAGCCATTTACTAACTCCTTGAGTAAAGATTTGATTTCATTAATTTCACTTTTTAAATTATCAAGATCTTCTTTCATAGTATCTACTTTTTCCATTTCGTTATCTTTAATTTTTTTACGAGACATATATTCATTATATTCAGAGTTATTTCGATTCACAATGGAATTTGTTTTAGAATCCCTATACAAGCCACTATGTCCTTCTACTTTTAAATAAGTCATATTAAGCAAGTGCAAGGACTCGAAGATCCTTCATACGAGGTACATAAACTTGATTAGTAGAAGTCATTAATATCTTCACTCTATAGAACTTGAACGAAGGAAGATCATTCATTGTGAATGAACGCTCTTTAAATTCAAGATCTAAATTCAAGGTTTCTTCATTTGAAGTAGGAGCCACATAAGCATCAGATCTTCCATCATTATCAGCTTGATTGATAATCTCACCTCTTTCATTTAAATTATTAAAGCCTGGGAAAGGTAAATAAATTGGAGTGAAGTTTTCAGAATTACTAATGGCATAGAATGCTCTGATATCACAATCAGTATTTAAATAAGCATTTACAAATATTTTAATAGAGGTTCCTGGATTCTCTAATTGAACTTCTTTAGATAAGTATTGGAAAGCAGTTGGATCATCATCAATACTATTAACTCTATTATCAGTTATATAATTTGAAATAGCATTATTAACTCTATTAGAGGTAAAGAATGCACTCATCCTCTGACTATCAATTACTGGAGATATTTTAGAACTCGCTGTGGTTAGATTAAGTCTCATTTGTAATGACTTATTACCAGGTAAAGTGCTCAAATTGTTAGTTTCATTAACTCTAGAAGCAATAATTCTAGGAGTAGAAACTACATTATTTTCACCTAGTGTAACATCTTCAAAACCTTGATCAATAAAAGGTGTCTCAGTTCCATCTAAACTAGCTCCACTGATAGTTCTCATTTGAGCAGTAATATTAGTTCCAGGAACTGTCATACTTTGAATCGAGGGACGTATTAACTCAAAAGGAATATTTTGAGTAGCGGTTACTTCACTTCCACCAGCTGTTTTTGTTTTGGATGTATATAGAATTGGGAAACTCTCTCCAGTAGATCTACCCAATCCACTTGAACCCATATCTAATTTAATATTATAAGAATCAAAAGTTATTGGATCGGCAATAGTAACATCATCTAAATTATGAGTTTTATTTATTCTTCGGAGAGATACTCCATCTAGTTCATACTTATAAACTAACGTACCTGCTAAGTAATTTTTAGCAGTTGTAGAATCAATAGATCTGGATGTTATACCAATAACAGATCCTGAAGCTGACTCATAAGAAAGAATTTCTTCTCCAATCTTCAGATATCCATAGTTAGTAGTTCCAACTCCTACATTCTCGAAGGTATCTAAATTATCTACATCATCCACTGAAATTTCACCAGTCGTCGTTGTATCTAAGTCATTAGTAAGTTTTGTAGGAATAATATCACTTTCTATATCAGAAAGGATTACACGATTTTCATCAAAATACATTCCATGATTCTTATGATTAACGAGAATATTAAGACCACTATTTACAACAGTTGTATCCGAAATTGTAACATTTCCTCCTACATTGTTTGCACCATTTAAATCTGTTGTGATTCCTGTGCTTCCGTCCAATCTAATATATTGAACAGTCTTACCAACTCCCGTAGCAAAATCACCTTGGACATTATCAAGAATTAATTGAGTTGTGTTAGCGATAGAAACCACTGATAATCTAACATTAGATCCTAATGAATTATTACCGATAGTAGCAATTCCTAATACATCACCTGCTACATATCCATCACCACCAGTCGCAATCGTAGCAGCTACTGCAACACCATTACTGACTGTGATATCTGCTGTTGCATTACCTCCACTAGAAGTAACATTCGTTAGAGGGACATCTGTAAATACAAATCCAGATGCAAGTGGAGTAAGTCCAATACCAGCATTGATGATGTTAAGAGTTCCTGTAGCAATTCCCGCATTGTTTACATATGTGCCAGTCGCATTACTACCACGTTGTTTAATAGTATATCCAAATTTAAGATCACTATCATTTAACGTAGATCCAATACCTACTCTTAATTGTCTAGAACTAAGATTAAGTGGATTAGGAAGTAAAGTAGCAATTTGCTTATTACCCTTAGTGAGTTCAGGACTATAAAGTTCTAAAGAACCAGTGCTTGCAAAATCTGCTCTATAAAGGGTGAACTTCAAATCTTCCCATTGACTTGGTTCCCATGTAGAGGCATTTTGTGATTTAAATAAAGATCCAAGATAAGGCTGATTAGAAATAAAGGTTTCCGTGATTAAATCAGTCTCTCCTACTCTTGATATAAAGACACTATACTTAGCAGAATCAGAAATAAGAATAAGAGCATAATCAATTCCACCTTCTAGATAAACTGGTGATTTAAATGTAAATGTTGTAGCTAAAGTTCCATTAGGTGAAATAGCAACTTGATTAGGATCTAAACTAACTTCTGAGAATGGAATAATCTTAGTGGTAGGATAACCACCCTCCATTGTTCTTAACTGTACTGTTACAGGAACTTCATTATCATCTTTGGTTGCAAAAAATGCATCACAACTAGTCAAGAAAACTCCTTCCTTATCTTCTACCGTAAAGGATTGAGCTAAAGGATCTCCAATTCTTCTTCTTCTTGTCCACCTATTTTCTACAGTAAAATCTTCAGATTCAAATGTCTCATTTACTATTCTTTCTTCTGAAAGTTCCTCTTGAACACGAACAGCATTTCTAACAGATATGATATCTTCTTGGACAGTTTCTAAAATTCCAGTAGAACTAAATCCTTCCTCTGCTATTGTTGTAGCACTATCTTGATCATTAACCTCACTATTAATAAATCTAAGAGTTTTATCTCCAGTTTCAAATCGAGGAGAGGATGTCATGTTTGGATCGGGAATCCAAAAACTTCCTAATAAATTAGAAGCAATATCAGCTACTAATCTAACATTAGAAATAGTTGCCATTGCTCCACTAGTTTCTCCCACCAAAATCATATCTTCCTCTACCCATCCAAAATAGGATCCTTGAGGTTGATTTGCTAGTGAGAAAGTATCAACATTTAATGTTGTAGAAGTAGAAGAATATGATGCAGGGAGGCGTGTACCAGAATATGGACTAACTCCATATCTCCTTGTAGGTGCATTATATGGGCCTTCTAAATGATTAGAAACAGCAACCCTAAATGTAATCTCAGGAGAGTTAGAATTTTGAATCGGTGCAGAACCAATAGGTCTCGTAGTGCCTGTTACAGTTTCACCAACTTGGAAAGTTCCTGAAATCATTGCAATTTCCAAAAGTTTTGGAGTGCAATATCTAGTTACATCAACCCCATCAAAGAAAGCAAATAATTGAGTGCTTGGTTTGACTCTTTTTGCAACAAATTGAATATTTCGAGATCTCATAAAGGTAATAAGATCTCTACTTACTAGTCTATCTCCCTGAGAAGTTCGATCCAGTTGTTCAGTTACACGAATTCTTGTTCCTGTTCTAAGTTGACCTTCATCTCTTCTAAAAGTATCAAAAGCACGTCTTTCAATTGTTTGTAATTCAAACAATCCTCCATTATCCCTTCCACGAGTCTGAGATGTTGTAATATCCTCTGTTCTTGTACCAGTTTGTGTAGTGCCTCCCCATACTGTTTCCCAAGAATTCCATATAGTAGAAGCAAATCCCGATTGAAGATCTACACCAAATTCTCTATTAGCCCTTGCTAATTCTTCGGCAAAATTCCCTTCAACATTTATTACATTTGCCTCTAATCTTTGAGTATCAAGCCAATTATCCGAGGCAGGAGTAAGTTCTATTGATCCAAGCCAGTAACTTAAAATAAACGGAGTTACACTTTCAGTTCTAGTGGCTGCAGTTTGTTTAAACCACTCAACTTCATTATAATTTAAAGTAATTATATCTCCTGTTCTTTTAATATTATTTCCTTGAGGATTAATAAATGCTTTATCCGAAGCAGGATTTACTCCTTCTACAGGGCCTAACTCTAAATCAACTCCTGTTGTATAGTGTTTTGGTCTTAATTCATTGTTACTTATATCAATACTATTTTTATAATCTACAAGTTGAGACTGTGCGAGGAAAGAAGTAAAATTATCAACAAAGAATCCAGCTTTAAATCTATTCAATCCTGCAGAATCAGGAAGAAATAGACTTGCTGTATTAGTTTCTAGTAATGAAAGAGATGTATAATATTCAAGAGACTTGATTCTGTTTTCAAGTCTATTAATATCAGACATTTTATATCTCTTATAATCAAACAAGTTTATAGAGGCATCTTCAACATTATAAAGATATGGTGGCAAATATGCAGTAGCTATCTTTAATGCATCATCAACACCATTAGGTATTTGAGGATTTTCTGAAGGAGTTCCATAATTAACTTGAAAAGTTCCATCTTTAGTTACAAAGATGCAATCAATCCTTCCTAGATACCAAGAAAAATCAATTACAATAGTTTCATCAGATGCTAAAATATTTGCTGCTGAATTTCCAGATGCATTAAATTCTCTTCCAAAAAATTCAAGAGGAGATCTAGTATCAACCGCTACAGTATAATCAGAAACTCTAGGTCTAATATCAATTAAATCAGTATTTCTTATACCATTTACTATAGGAATTTCAGTGCTATAATTAAAAGAGGAGTAAGAATCTATAGTAGTGATATCCCCATCATCTGTTGATTCATAATATCCATTAGAAAAATAAATTTTTAATCTTTTTTCAGGAGCTTCGACATCAGTTTTTCTATCAACTGTAGGATAGTTGTAGAAAGATTGATTTTGACCATTATCAGATATGAAATTAGAAGTAATATTAAAATCTGTTGTGTCTAATGTGGTAACAACTCCTTCTATTTTAGACTCTTCAAAACGAATAACTTCACCCTCTTTTAAGTTTATATCATTTTTAGGAATAAATGTTATCTTAGAATCTGAAATTCTTTCAGCAACAATAGCACAAGAATTCGTAGTCTTACCTTTGAATTCTTCTCCTATAATCAAATCAGAAGTTTTACCTGTTGGTCCTGTAAGAGCAGATATAACAACAGTGGGTGCTGATGGATTACCTGTATCAACAGATTCATAAATTGCTTGAACTTCTATAAGATCTGCTACATTAAGAGATATTCTATCATCTTGAACCCTAGTTCCAAATGGATAGTTACCAAATGTCAAACCATCATTTAAGGTAGTAGATCCAATTCCAGAAGCTGATTCTGTAGATTTATCTACAATAATACTATTAACTCTATTTCTTATTTTTTTCTTGGCTTTTGGTTTTAATTTCTTTATAGTAGTAATTAGAGTGGCATCATCTGTACCAGTGCTTAATCCAAAAATATTTACTTCAGTAGATCCTGAATTAAACTGAACTTTATCACTTGTTAAAGTTTCAGTGGTTCCATCACTTTTAATTAGAGAATACCTTTCAGGAGTAAATGGTAAAAATGTTTGATTACTACCAGAAGACACTGCTTCCGAAAGTTGATTACCAACTATACGAACACTTTGAGATTTTCTTATTGTTAAAGAAGCATCTGTTAAATCTACATTTTCTATATTTCTTTTTGGTAAAATAGTATAGAAAGAATTATCATCGGATTTTAATAAATCTGTTCCTACTACTTTTAGATCAGAGACTTGAGTTATTACATCAGGTAATTTACCATCAGCCACACCACTAACAGTATGAACTCCTGTCATTACCACATGAGTTGTACCAACACTAACTACACTAGCAAGGATTGGATCATTAAATTCACTTGTTTGAGAAGGACTAAATTGAAGAATATTTCCAACTTTAATATCTCCTGGAAAAAGTGGATTGGTGCTTCTTACTGTGCTAATAGATCCACTTGGATGACCTAAGAGACCTGAATCAAATCGATGAGGAGTTATGGTTGCTACTCCTATATTTGTAAAAGGAGTTTGAATAGTATCAGCTGAGAATGTCTGTGCTGCACCAACAGTATTCATACCAACACCATTGGTGTTACCAAATACTGATTTAACATCTGAAATACCAAATGTTGTTACCGCAATAGCAACTCTGGCATTTTCTATACCATCTATTACAAAGTTTTCATCCTGTACAAACTCACCCTCTACTTCATATAAAGATAAGGAAGTAGTATTACTTGCCGCATCTTTTAAAAATGCTGTCGCTCCACTATGCTTACCTTTGATATGAGTGGGCACTGCTAGTGTTATTGGTTCATTTAAAGTAATTTCAGTAACTGTTTGAACATCATAAAGAATTAAATCCCATTCATTAGTATTTGAGTTAGCTCTATCATATGATCCAGATTCTAAATCTACATCATATACTCTTGCTACTCCAATTTCTTTACCTGCAGGAAGAGTAGAAGCCGTGCCAACCCTTTCATCTCTTAAACTTAAAACATAAGTATTACCGATACCAATTTTAGGAGATCCAAAAAATCTATTTAATTTTATGGTAGATCCAGTGTGATAATCAATTCCTTGACTTTTAAGTGTTTTTGTAGTTCTTGGTTTTTTAACATCCAAATATGTAGAACTAATTGTTTCTATCTCATATCCTTTTACATATGCCTTACCTGGAGAAATATTATATAACGCTAAATCATCAGATGGAATCCCTCCACCATAAGTAGTTTGATTTGATCCAAATACACCATTATTACCCTGATAATTATTTAAAGACTCTTTAAGAGAGGTATTAAATGCTCTGATATAATAATCACCAGACTCCTCAAAAGTTCTTCTTGCTAATTCATCTTGAAGTATATTATATTCAGTTGGTTCTTTTTGAGACTTTAATATCCCATTTTCAATAGTTGCTAGTTCGATAAAATTATTATCATCATAATCATCTAAAGCTTTTTTGAATAATGATGTAGTAATTTTAAACCTGTCAGCACCTGGAGCAGCAAAGTTAGTAAATCCTCTTGCATTATCATTCAGATTAGGATCAATATCAGAGTTAATTATTTGCTCATTTAAAAATAGTCCTATCCTATAACTAGGTGTATTTGAATATTGATCTAGAAGAATAGTTTCATCCTGAACAGTAACAAAATTTCCTCGTGCAAAATATACTCCATTAGAAATGGAGAAGGAGGATCCAATAGAATTAGCACCAGTTACTCCTGTAGAGGCGAATGCTTCTCCTGGTGGAATAACCGTGTTAGCAGATAAGATATCTTCATTTGAACTTAATAACTCATTATCTAAAAATGTTAATGAAGAATTATCTGTAGTATTTGATCCTACATAATTAACATATAAAGTATATCTTCCCTTTTCTGAATCTCTATTTAAAAGAACTTTATCAACAACAGCCGTAACACCAGAAGTCAATCCTGTAATTTTTGATCCCTTTACTTGATTAATATAATCGGACAAAGGTATACCCAGATATCTATCTTCTAATTCAACTGCGTAATACGTAGTGTTGAAAGACGTATTACCAGGAATTACTTTCGCACCATCTTTAAAAAAATGTTGCCCTAGTTTTTCAACCTGATTTTGTAAGATTGATTGAAGATTATTTAATTCCCTTGCTTGTACTGGATAAGCAGGTTTAAAGAGTACCTTATAATAGTCATTATTTGCATTAAAATCATCAAAGTAGGGAGCTACGTTTAGATTGGTTTCCTGAGACATAATTCTTTAGAATTGCAAAATGACTTTGATATCTTCTTTTTGGTTGGTAGACCTAGTGATTGCTGGTCTATTGTCAACGTAAATAATATTACCAGAATATTTTCTAACTTCTGGATTTGCCACTCCTTTTGTGAATGACTGTCCAAGATAATAGGTCTTACTATTTATTACAGTAGATATACCTGTAAATGAACTTTGAATTGCCAAAGTAGCAGACCCACCAATGATATTTAACGACCCACCTGTATTAGTGGTTGAGGTAAATCTAGTGAGATGAAAACCATATTCTGGATCTGTATTTTGAGTACCATTGGTATTAAATCCAGCAGTTGTCCTATCTTGCCAATACTTCAAAACTTGAGTAGTTTGATCATAAGAAATAACTCTTCCGACAGCAGTAGAACCTAAACCAACAGTTTGAGTAATAAATGCATCTGCGTTAAATGTAGCAGTGCTAGATCCAGCTCCTGTCAATTTAATTGCATAAACGGCACTTGCCTTATCTAATTCTAGATTTGAACTTGTACCAAAAGATTTTGGATTCTGAACTATACCAATACGTCCAAATTGATTTCCTGTTATAAAATCAGGATTCTCTGTATCATTTTCAATTCTTGAATAAAGAAGAGCATTTTTTGCTCCTAGTTCACGATATATATCAGATCCATGACCACCTTGAGGTGGGATAATAACATTAAATGCTGCAGCAGTAGATCCTGCGGGAACACCACCTGCATCTAAGTCTAAAGTTCCAAAACTATATCCAGATCCACCTTTTGAAACGGTAACAGATTCAACTTTTGAGTTACTGTTAACAACAACAGTGGCTTCAGCACCAGTTCCATCTCCCTTGATGGGAACCTTAGTATAAGTTTGATTTGCTGTTCCTAATCCAACTCCTCTATTTGTAATAGTAACAATTTTAAGTTGACCACTGGTAGCAGCATTGTCTCTTACAGGAGCATCAACAGAGTTAGTTGCCCAATCCGAAGGAACAGGCATAAAGTTTGTAGAATCAAATTTAGTAATATCACCAGGTTTAATTGTATAAAGATATTTCCAAATATAACCATCACCACTAGTACCAGCTGCTCTTGGTTCTAGATCAGTAAATGTAGGTTCATCTAAAGATGCTCTACCATCAGGATTATCAGGATCTGTTCCATTCTGTAAGCAAATATAAACTTTGTAATCAGAATTCATTACAAAGTAATTAGAATCGTATAAATTTGTAGCGTTAGATGGTTTTGCTAGATTAGTCGAAGTAATATCATTTCTATACATATCATAAGTAATACCTGATGTCCAAGTATTCTTATTTACTACCTGCTTTACATCTGATGTGCTTATTTTTTTCAAAGCAATCATTGTATCCCAATAATCATTCTCCTGATTAAAACTGTCTTGAGGATCAGGGGGAGTCACATTCCAATCAGAATCTACTTGGGTCGGGTTAGGTAAACCAATCCAAGTATAATAAGAATTTGTTGTGGAGGCTACGCTCGCTACAAAATCCTTGGTATTTAATATACGCAGTTGATCAGTTATAATTGCAGCCATTGGACAGAGTTTTTATTTATTTATTAAGATTGTTAAGAGGAATAATCTTTAGATCTTAGAGGAGTTACTCTACTGATAACAGCAGAAGTAGAAAGTCCTGTAAAACCGTTACTAGTATAAGCAGTAAAAGCTTTTGGAGAACTTCTAGCACCCATATCTATTCTTCCCCATGAATAATTACCAAAGAATTCACTATATCCCAAACCAGCATTAATTAAACCATTATAAGAATCTACACTAACCGTTACTTGAGCAACATATGTTAGAGCAATTCCTGGTGTGGAAGTCTGTGCTACAGATACTGCAGCTACTTCATACACATTATCTATAAAGGTAGTTCCTATACCCAAAACTCCATTATTTTGATATAGAGATGTTAATCCACTTCCAATATTACTATTACTTACAGTGAAGTAATAACCAGTTTGGATTCCACTAATAGTAACAGCAGTTCCTGCTATAATACTATCTCTTAAGACAGAATTAGGTGGAATAAAGAAGTCAAATACAACACCAGTCGATGCAACCCCTACAGATGTTGTTGAGACTCCGATGATCTCTCCAAAGTCACCTTCGTAACTACCAGTAGTATTTACTTCTCTAGTTAAAGATGGGACTTCAATAAGAACTTCAGGAGGAGTTTCAGTTGTATATCCTGTACCAGGAGAGGTAACTGTAATAGATGAAACTGCATCTCCTGTAAGAGTAGCGGTTGCTGATGCTCTGGTAGTGGTTCCTAATCCAACAGGTGTACCAATAATTACATCAGGAGCAGAAGTATATCCTGTTCCTCCGAAACTTACGGATACTGAAGATATAGTTCCAGCGATTGATACAACAGCAGTTGCAGCAGCTCCTACAATATTATCTTGAGATGTAATGGAAACCTTTTGTGTTTTTACATTACCTTGATTTTCATTCTCAGGATCAAAGAAAGGTTTCAAACTTTCAGTGAAGATAACAGTAGATCCAACACCCACAGATTGAATAATAACTGTAGTGGGATTAACTGCTGCATTATCTTCCTCCCTACTCTTACTAATGATTTGACCATTAACAACTAGGTCAGCAGTTTGCTTACACCAAGTAACTGGTCTCTTACAGTCAGGACTTCCATTGATACCCATACCTACATAAGCGTTGGTGTCCACAATATTAGTGGCTACCACATCTTCTACAAGTCGAGGATCTTGTTCTATTGACCTAGCACATAATTCTTTATTATGGCGAATGGTCAACATATCTCCCGTTTTTACAGATTTTCTTACATCATTAAATATCACATCTTGGTCACCAGTTCCCTTATAGAATAAAATCTTACAAGTATCACCTTTGAATGAACCCTCTACCTGAGGCCCTCTAGGAGCTGATGCAAATGTAAGCACACTTCCTCCACTCAATGTATAACCATCACCAGGAACTTGTAGAATATCATTCAAGAATACTAAAAGGGTAGACTGAACATCAATATCAGAACCTTCTGCTGCTCTAATGGTAACAGGATCCTTATCTTTCTTAAGAGTAAATGATCTGGTAACTCCATCAAATTCACTCTCAATCTTATCTAATACTTCCAAGTTACCAAAATGCCAAGCAGCAAATTGGTCTGACATAATATCTTCAACGGTGATTTTGAATTCTTCAAATGTTTTAGTTGTATCAGTTGGAATACCTATGGTTCCTCCAATCGCTACTGTTAGAACTTGATCATTGGCATAAGCATATCCCTCATTTACTATTTCAAAACTAATAACACTTGAACCTTGTCCCACCACTACATTAATAGTTGCTTCAGTTCCGACTCCCGCATTTGCACCACCAGGCGACTCATCACTATAAATTAAAGACATGTTAGAGTAAGAGAGTGGATCGTCAATCACAACATCCATCGCCCTATCAACTCTACCTCCTCTCGCATAGAAGTGTGCTCTTGTTGACACACCTGAATTAATTGTGAATGAAGTATTATCAATAATTGTCAAAACAGTAGATCCTTGAGCAGCTGGATCAGTTCCACTTGCAGAATTATTAGTGGTTCTAGGTGCTATTAAAGCAGGTTGTATCGTACCACCTGAAACATAGAATGTTGGAACAGTTGAAATACCCGCATTAATTGTAAATTGAGTTGCACTTGCTACTCCTATAACTGGTGTCCCACCAAATGCAGGATCAGTTGTTCTAGGGTATAAATGAAGAGAACCACCATTATCTAATGCACATGTAAATGCTAATCCAGTTAAGATGACATCACTATTTTTACCGCTTACAGCTAGTCCATGAGCACTAGATGTAGTGACAGTCATTATACCTGTAGAAGCAGTGTATACGGCACTCTGAACGCCCACAGCAGGGAGGTAATCACATGTGAATGCAATTCCCGATAACTTCACTTCTTGCCCTACTAGAAGACCATGTGAGGTCGATGTAGTGACTGTTGTAACTCCAGTTATAGAACTGTATCCAACATCAGAAATTGAGCGAGGAACGTAAATTACTTGATTATTTGTAATTGCTATTCCTGTAATATGTCCATTAGTAATTGCAGCAGTGCCAATACCAATTAAGAGTGGTGTAACATTCGTACCTGTTTGAATAGCAACATTTACAGTTGTTTGAACTCCTACTCTGTAACCTGAACCTGAGTTACCAATACTGATAGAACTTACAGTACCAGCAGCAGAAATAACAGCAGTTCCTCCAGCAGCAACAAGAGGTTGATATCCCAGACCTTCAGTAGAACCTACAGAGATAATCATTCCACCAACAGGGATAGATCCACTTTGAGGATCACTAGCAACAGAAGCTGCAACTCCAGCAAAGACTACACTACTAATTCCAGTGTTTCCTTCTACAAAAGAATAATCTTGACTTTGTAGTAACTCTCCTGTTGGTCCTTGGAATACACCATTAATTAAAACAACACCATTATCAGTTGAGAATCCTGCTACATTCTCTCCATTAACTTTTAACGTATATGCAGTGCTGATACCATTAAATTCATGTGAGATATCATCAAATAGATAATTAGTTTCATAAGTTCTCTTACTACTATCTTCAATTCCAGATCTCATGAACGATCTTCCTTGGAACGTGGAGTGAGTCGTAATACCTACCCAATATCTGTCATCAGGAGCATTGGTAGTGCTACCTATGGGAACAGGGCCTTGAGGAGCAGCGATGAAACTAATTTTATTATTGACAATATGATAATCACCATCAACTTTAGTTACAAGAGAATTCTCTGTATGCACTCCTAAATTTGTTCCCATCCAAGGACGCTCAACCAACAGTGCGTTAGTGGTTCCATGACCCACTGTGTTAATTTTCATTATTTCATCATTAATTTTAATCAAATCTCCACCGAAGAAAGAGGTTATCCCTGAGACCTTTACAACTCTTTGGGCAATACCAATTTCACTTGTAATCCCTGTGGTAACAGCAGTTGACACTAAAGGTGATTGTATCGCATTATCAATAGCAATTAAACATTTAGTATTTTGATTTCTTGCAAATATAGTGTGAGCTGCACCTACACCTACAGCACTAAATTCTAATATATTTGGAATCTCTTTTAAAGCATCTGATGCAGTCTTAGCAAACTTAACTGTCTGATTATCAACCTTAACAAGGAAGAGATTAGGAGGAAGAAGGGTAGTAACTCCAATTCCTGAAATAGTTGTTGATGCAATACTAATAGGAGTTCCACCTTGAGCATAAGTAATTTCTTCTCCAGTCACAAAGAAGTGATCTGGAATGGTAACCGTATTATCCGTTACGTTAACGATAGTGGTATCACTTGCATCAAAAGTTCGAGAGAAAATATTTTTTTGATTATGTTGTAAATTAAATTCACGTTTCACATCTATCTCAGTTCCTTCATAAAGACCAAATCCAGCATTAATCTCAGCTGTGCCTAAATCAATACTATCAACAGAATCAATATCAGAATTTTCTGCTGCGATTTGAAGAGCAGTTTGGAAAACACGTACAGAAACACCAATTCCTGCATTTGGAGTATAGAATAGTTGAGTATGTGAAGTTGTGGTAGAAACAGCAGCACCAACTGTACCTAATCCAGAATATACTGCTCCTTCATTAGTAGTTACATTTCCATATTCAGTAATATAAGCCTCTGAACTATCGTTAACTACAATCACCTCTATCATTTCATATTCTTCGTTAGCAGTATCTTCAACACTAATTACGTAATAAGCAGCATTATTATCATCTACCTCAGAAGTATTATTAATACCATACTCAGCAATTTTATGTGCTAAAGGAGATCCTGATGATGCTATGTGAGTATAAGATGAATCAATAAATCCAAGATCCTCATCACCTGCTCCTAAGAATTGAGTTCCAACTCCTGTTGATAAAGTGCTTGCTATCGATATTCTTAAAGTATTAACGGTACATGCTATTCCAGCAGTAGGAATAAAGTCTATGTTAATGTCACCATCACTCATATCAGCTGCATAGGTTCCCAATCCAACTTCAGCACCATACTCATCAACAGAGTGGGTGGTAAGTTGTGCATATTCCATTAGATCCACAGTGGTTCCATTATGAATAACATTTAACTCATCATATTCAAAATTACCATCATCACCACTTATTTGAACAATAAGTTTAGAGCTTCTATAAGTGGATGCTATTCCGACAACAGTTGTAGTGGTATTAGCAGGAACACTTGCTGTACTAGATCTAATATCAACACTACTTCCTAGAGTCGTAGATCCAATACCTGCAGTGCCGATTCCCAATACACCAAAACTTATAGCACTTACGTTGTAATTATTATTTGCAAATTTAGTTGGGAAGAATTGTAATTCACCTTCCGTACCACTTATATTTGCATCAAAGAATCCTAGATCACTTACAGTTCCTTCTTTACCATAATTATTGACATATATTTGAGTTCCGTCATTAAGAATAGAGACCATAAGAACTTGTCTCTCTCCTGTAAATGTAGCATCTTTTACTAAGGTAACATATTTAACGGATTTTTGATCAAGATCAAAAGTATCTACAGTAGAAAACTTAGTTCCTCTAGGATCACTATTAAACTCAGAACTAAAATCATCAATGACTAAAGCTCTATTACCAACTGATTCAAAGTAATCAGTTAAAACTCTAGAATTGAAAAATATTTCATCTGAAACAGTTTGAGTATCACTAACACTTAAAGAATTTTCTGTGACCAAATCAAATGCAGAATAACAATTTATATCCATTACACGCTCAGAATCTATGAAGACAAAGAGATCAGCTTCATCTGCAGAGACACTTGATGAAGTGTCGTCTGTAGATACCACTTGCAAATCACTAAACTTTAAGAATCCAGTAGGATGATTAAGATTATGAACAGATTCCTCCCATGTGTTGTAATTAACTTTTGATTTTAAAGAATAAGAGAAATTCTGATAGTAATTATTATCAGGAAGTCTTTCTAAATTATTGTTAAAGAATCCAGTGTCTCTTGACCATCCTTTTTTAACTACTGATCCAGCTTGTAATTGAATTTCAGCATCAAAATTAATTTTAGAAGTAACCTTTCCTTGAGTGCGTGAAGTTTCACCAACTATAATATCTCCTATATTAAATTCAGAATCTGTGGATACTTTTAATAACTCAATTTTATTATTCCAATTTTCAACATTACCTACAATATTACCTGAAGTAACTTTTTCACCAGTTAAGAAATTATTAGTTTTTAAGGCAATATCAAATTGAGGGAAATATTTTTCAGGAACAATTATACCTGCTGAATTAAGAGCATCAAAGTTTCCTGGAAAAATATTATCTTCAATATATCCATCTAAACTATAAGTAACAACTCCAACATTTCCTCCTAATGGAAAATGAGTTTTTGTTAATTCAAATAATGAATATCCATAATTCAAAGAGTTATAACCAGTTCCTGTTGTTCCAAGTCCTACACTTATGTTTTCAATTAAAACCTTATCTCCAACAAATAAAGGTATATCACTGGCACTACTGAAACTAGTATTAATAGCTACAGTTACCTCCTTGGTAGACATATTATAACTGATGGTATTAATACCAATACCATTAACATTAGCAGTTGGAATTATGGTTGGAGTTACAGGATTCATTCCAAATGTATTCTTTAGAATAGTTACTGTAGAATCTCCAATTTCATATTCTATATCAACATCTTTAACCTGTGCTCCAGTAAATCCATCAATAACAACTAGATTTGGTGCAATCGTATAATTTTTACCTACAGAGCTAATTCCAATAGATTCAAATGAAGTTAATGATTCTATTTGAAGAACTTCAGGTAAATTTAAAACAGGTCTTAAAGTATTATCACTAGGATAATCAAATCCAATATCCTCTATATTAGTTGAAATTATTTTACCAATAGATGTACTGGATGGTTCTAAGACTGCCTTAGTTCCTATACCACTCTTAATGGAAGATACACCAACAATCTCTGTATAATTATTTCCTTTATAGGTTAATTCAACTTTAGCAATCCCTCCATATGCCCTTGTAGAATCAGTGGAATATTTAATCTTTGCATCTGATGCACTATAGGAGGATCTTTCAGGAGTATCAATTACATTATAATCAAATGTAGTTGTAGTGCCAATTCCAGTTACAGCAAATTGTCCTGCAAATACACTTTGTCGCACATTTATTTCATTATAATTATCAACTTCTTTATCAATAACAATACCCTTTTTATTTTCTGAAAGATCATTGCCTCCAACTGGAACAAATTTATAATATAAAATTGAAGGGAGACCATCAGATACTCTTAAAGCTAACTCAGCATCAGTAGAAACTCCAACTGTTCCTGTTTTAATTACTTCAAATTTATCATCTAGAGTTGTAGATTTAAATACTTGAGTGCAATTTCTATCAGAATATAAATTAAAATCAAAAGCAGCTACAGAACTAACTCCTATCTTATCTCCTAAAGAAGAATCTGAAAGATTAAAGTTTACAGTATTGTTATTATAAACATTTAAAGAAGGGTTGATTGGTGATAAAGTTCCAGCACTCGCAGAAGTTATATCAACAACCTCAGGAGTAAATTGTAGAGATTGATGTCTAGTTAAACAAAGTTTTACTTTATTTGTGGATTGTCTAAAGATATAGTAAATTTTATTATTTTCAAGTCCACCAGCAGCTGTTGATGCAGTGTAAATTACCTTGTCTCCACTGTTTAACTGATGATCACTAATACTAATAGTGTTGTTTGTTACATCAACATCCCCTGAGGCAAAATCTTTAGGATCAAAAACTATTCTTCTATTGAAATCGTTATATTTTACAGTAACTGAAGTTATTATTCCTGGTTTAACATCTACGGTTACAGTGTCATCAAAGAGTAATGCATGAGTTGACGCAGTTGCCACCGTAACCACATTCTTAGTTACTTCAGCAGTAACTACATTATCTTTACTAGTTTCAAAACTATGATGAACACCTGTGCCAAATCCAGTTAATCTTAGTAATCCTCTAGTTTCAGTTGTCGCTGCAACTCCTACAAAAGTACCAGTTGTGCCTACACCTACTTTAAAAGTTGAAATTCCTATAAGATCATTTGAAATCTTACCAACATAAAGAGTTGAATTATTAGGTAAAGTAAATTCCGTGGTTCCATCAGTTGATACACCTATGGAATCGCCTCCATTGTTCTTATAAGTTAAAACATCACCAGTATTTAATTCATGATCAGGTAAGAAAATAGATTGAGTTTGAACAAAAATCTGAGTTAAACCCGCACCTGGATTTGAGAATGAAATAGTAGTTCCAATACCCACACCAGTCAGAGTTCCAATTCCTAAAGCCTCCTTAGGTTCAAAATAAATTTCCTTATTTAATTCAAAAACTACACTATTTTGAGGAGACGATAGATATGTGAATTTTCTAGAATCCTCAGTTATCACAGATGTAGCAGTATGAGCAATAGATACGGTATTATTTTGAGCTCTAATAACTCTTAATCTCTGATTTTTTTTATCAACTGCAAGAACTTTTACATCTTCTGTTCCTATTCCAAGAGTATCATTAACACCAATCGATAATAAGTCACTATTTAATGATCCAGATACTCCAAAATATGTTACCAACCCAGTAACACCTGTAGTGCTAACTCCTCCAGTTAAATTTAATGTCTCAGTTCTTACACCAATATTAAAACTTCCCTCAAGAGAACTGATAGAAGTATTAAATCCTGATAGTGAAACTAAATTTTTATTTACAAAATTATGGGGTAATGTAGAAATAGCAACAAAAGTTCCATTTGAATCATAAGGAGCTATTTCTAAATTTGTTATTGAACTAGTTGCTACACTAATATTAGTAACTTCTTTTCCTTCTACTTCTTTAATTTTAGCCTTAGCAGTTTGAGAACCAGGTAAAGATTCAAAAAGAATTTTTTCACCTACTTGATAATTGTTTCCTCCAGTCAGAATTCCTACATTATCAATTTGACCTGAAGATGATAAAACAACATCAACAATAGGAGTTGCTTTTTTATTTGGTTGAACTAAAAAATCATAAGATGCATTATTTTTTGTTAAGGCATAGGGAGTCGTATTTCTAAAACATTTTGCTGAATTAAAATCATAGTCTGTTTGATTATTAGACTTATCATAGTTAAAAGAATTTGGTTTTGAATGGAAAGCATTACCAATCAAATAAGGGAATTTTGGAATCTTATACTTATTAAATGCACCTGAACTTTCAACACTACCAGAATTGATAGTCGCAAAATATGCATATACTCCATTTGGATAATCTGGTGTTACACAGAAACGTCCATTATACTCATCCAAATCTCCAGAATTATCAAATACAAAATCTTCAACAAAAAATCCTTGATGGAAAACAGATAAAGGAGGTCTAGTATCACTAGTTACTGGTTTATAACCAGACTCCATAGCTCTTACTGCTCCTCCAGTGGGAGTAGTGTACCCATAAGGACCATAAATGGGATTTCCGTCATAAGCCCATCCTATTATAGGAGAATGGAATGAAGCAGATACTTCTTGTCCATCAACTCTCTCTAAATCAAGAAGTCCATATTTAATATCATTATTTTGATTTCTGACATATACAGATTCTCTTAATTTTCTAGGTGCATATAAATGAGTATATTGAATACCTAAATCTGTATTTTCTGCAGCATCTAAAATACCATCATCACTAGAAATGATATCCAAAGATTTTTCAAATAAATTAACTGTCCAATTTTGAATATTTGCTTTAAATTTAGCACGGGATCCACTTGGAATTACATTTACTATTACTCTATTAGTATAACCAATACCTGCATTATGGATTCTTACACTCTTAAGTTGTCCATTTTCTAAAACGGGTACTAGTTCAGCATATTTTCCAGCCCCATCTGTTTCTAATTCTAATGATGGAGGAGAGTTATATCCAAAACCTTCATTTACAACTAAAACATCAACAAGTTTTCCATTATTAATAACTGGGGTAACTTGAGCTCCTGTACCTGTTTTAGTTGTAATAAGAGGTTGCCTATCATAATTAAGAATTTCAGAAGAACCATAATCTGCACCAGAATTTATAACTTGAACTGAATCAATGAATCCTCTAAACAAAGGTTGAATTTTAGCTCTAAAATCTTGTCCACTAGCAGTAGTGACTCCAATCTCACCACTTAAATCAACTACAATTGGTTCATAGTTAAAAGAATGAGTTCCTGTACCTAAGCCTGCAACAGAAAAATCAATATATTCATTATTATCAAAATAGAAAGACTTAGCAGTTGTTCCAACTCCAACACTAGATAATTTAAAGTTATTAGCATCTACTTCAGTAACCAAATATTGAGTATTTGAGTTAATACCACTTATTCTATCTTTATCATATGAATATTCTATAATTTCTCCAGATTTATATCCATGATCATCTATGTTTATCTGATTAAGAGCCGTGTTTATTCCTGTTGCTGAAATAATCGTTCTTTTTTTGTTTTCATAACCTATACCTGAATTTTTAATGATAATATTAGATAAAATTTTCTTTTTATCAAAAGATTGTAATCTTTGTATTCCTGTTCCAAAAGAAGTTAAAGAAACTGTTTCAATTCCTGCGGAAATTGCTTGATCCTGAGTTTCATAAAGTTTTACTGTGGACACTCCAACAGTATGAACATAGTAAACAGCGTCAGTAGTGATTCCACCAACTAATGTTCCTCCATCTGGTTTATAAATTACTTTTTCACCATTTCTAAACTTATGAAAAGTAGAAAAACCGATAGTATCAGCCTCTAAGTTGATACGAGCAGATTCTGACTCTTTTACACCAAAAGCATTGAATGAAACATCATGAGTTGCAAGAATAGTATTAGCAAAAGCTTCAGCACCAACACCATTTCCACCTGTGATCGTAATAATAGGATCTGAAACATAATCAAAACCAGGATCTACGATATCAATAGAATTTAAATTTCCTCTAATAGCTGCAATGGCAGTTGCACCACTACCAACGGTATCTTCAATGTGTATAAGTGGAGGATTTAAAATATCATAGTCTTTTCCCTCTGCACTTATGTCTATTTTATTAAGTGGCCCATAATAAACTGTATCTGTGGATTTGTAATTAAGAATCTCAACACCATTTATCAAAATACCTGTTCTACTACCAGGTTCAGTGATATAAGTACCACTTTCGTCACTTGGTTCATTTATTTGTTTTAAAAGTAATTGATTATCAACTATCTTATCAAAATAACTAAGAGGCTGTATGGTATTAGAAGTTACAATACCCGAAACAGATACAAAATTATTATTATTAATATTACTTGGACTTGTAGCAAGTTGAAATTGATTTTTATTTACTCTTTTTACAAAGAAAATTCCTGGATTTATTTCAGGAAACTTACTAACACTTATACTCTCATTACCTAAGAAATCTTCTGAAATTATATCAAAAGAATTATAGTAAACTGCATCTCCTGTATAATATCCATGATCATTTACATCTAAAACTGTAAAAGTATCTCCGTTGTAAGATCCACTTAATATAACTTTTCTATCATAAAAATCTAAAGGTCCATTAAAATAATGAGGAATGGATGGAGAAGCAACTAAAACACTTCCATCAAAATCCACATAGGTATTTTGAATATTAGCAAAATAATTATCAATATAGTAATAATCCTTTAAAGCTACATCAACCTTTGCTCTGGTTATATTTCTTTGTACACTTTTAATAGAAGAGAGAGATCCTTGTCCTCTAATGGAGAATTTAAAAGGATTTATAACTTCATTTACAAGCGAATCCTTATTGTTACCAGCTGTGTCTATAACTGTAACTGCATCTCCTAATTGAAAATTATTTTCAGTAAAAGTTTCTATAGTGTATGTAAAATCTGATGAATCAACCAAAACTATTGATTTTACATCATAACTTGTAGCTACATTATAAAACCAATTATCAACATTTGGTCCTGAAGTTGTAATTCCTAAAGATTGTACTTTTGCAGTATCATTAATAGAATAATAATAAGTATCAGTTTGAATTATTGGTTCTGCTAAAACTGATCCTACTTTAACAGTTACTTTATTCGCAGTTCCAACACCAATGTAACCATAAGCTTCAACATTTAATCTTATATCCTCTTTTGACTCAATAATAGATGTAGTACCAATATCTGTAGTATTTGCTACTCCTACACCATAGAACTGGTTTAATGATTTTGATCGGTAAGTTAATATTCCTGATTCAACTGCCAATTCACCTGAATTAGGGAATCCTATTGTAGAATCTACATCAATTACACTAGCACCAATGCTTACAGGAGTTATGACTTTGGTATTAGGGTGAACACTGAACTCTCCAAAAATACTTCCCTGTAGAGGAATATCTTTAGCATAGTTAAAATCAAGACTTAACTTATAATAATCCTTACTATTAAAAGTTATTTTTTCAATTGCAGAGATAGGTGAATACGCTGGATTTATATTATAGTCAGTATAAGCATCTTGAAATAACGTGCTATTCAATAATTGAGAGGGATCTCCATCTATTGCTTGAACAACTAAATCCTTTGTAACTCTATAATCAGCATCAGATGGTCTAAAAGTAAAATCTTGAGGTTTTAATACTTCTACAGATTCTCCATACAAAGCACCAAAAAGCATACTAAAGGATTCATCTGTTCCTTTAGCTTGATAAAAATCTTTAGATCTTGATATAAACAGTCTTTGATTTAAATCATCAGCTAAAGTTCTATTCTCAAAACCAGGACTTAATTGATTTTTTATCTTAAGTAAAAATTCATTAAAAAGTAATGCACTTAAATTAACAATTTTATCTCCACCCTTATGTTTCGCAGTGCTGGAAGTTGAAAAAGTTAAGCGATCAGTATCATTTAAAGCTTGATAAGAAGTTACTCCACTAAATCCTCTTCTACATCCTGTAAACGAAGTTTTAGTTTTTTCTGAATATAAAATAATTTCATCACCAATTTGAATCAATCCATCTCTATCAGGGAATTGATATGTACCAAAAACTTCTTTAGATAAATCAAATGCTACTGTAATAGTAGTATCATTGTACGAAATATCTGCTCCCAACTCAGTTTCTTGTGCATTATTAGTTAACGACTCTAATTTCAAATACTCATCAATATTCTGTATTAAATCAGCAGATGCTCCTGGAAATTCTTGAGAAATATAATATTCTTTTAAAAAGTCAGCTATTAAAGGAAAGTCATCCTTTACAAAAGAAGGGAGTTGATTTGCAACTATACTTTGCAGTTGAACTCTTTGTATGTCTGTAGATATCATTTTTTGTATATGTTGATCTTAGTAAGAATATGAGAGTTAATAACCGCCGCCGTAACCGCCGCCGCCACCGCCAGTGCCACCACCACCGCCAGTGCTGCCTCCACCACCCATACCACCACCGCCAGTGCTACCACCAGTAGAACCACCTGTAGAACCGCCAGAAGCGGAACCAGAGGACGATGTTGTGGATGTTGTGGATGTTGTAGTAGAAGTCATAGTTTCGCTGCCTACACGGTTCGATACAGTGGTTGTGGTGAGTGACTCAGTTGCAAATATAGGGCCACCACGAACTAGACTTCCATTTACATAACTTGAAGTAACAAGATAGTTACTTCCTGATACATCTACTCCAGAGGAAATATTATCAGGTTTTGAAGTAACCTCTGTTTGATTTAGATCTATTTGTAAGTACAAATCTTGAAGTCCTATTACATCATTAGAGTATGGAATAGCAGAAATTTCAATTAGGGGGAATCCCTTGTTAATAACAGTGTTGGTAATATTAATTGGAGTTAATTTAATCTCTCCTTTAATATAATCAATGACCCCTACAGATTTTTTAACAATTTTAGGTTGAGTTTCAGAATCTAAGACAAATAAGTCAATAGTTCCTTTTTCATGAGTAGCATCAGGCATATCACTAAGATATACAGTTGCACTTAGACCAGCAATATTAAATCCAGAAGACTTAATATTATATCCACCATCTTGTACAAAAAATCTGTTACCGTAACAAATTTCGTATTCCGCAAAACTATTTAACGCTACTCTCAAATCCCTTCTTATACTAATAGTCGTAATATTAGAAGTTATACCTTCACTACTACCATCAATTAAATTCAAAAATTTACTATATTTGAATCTTGCTCCAAATCTGTTAATTTCAGCAGATTTAGAGAAAGTTTCTACATTACTACTTACAATTGTAGTGATTGAATTAGCAGATTTTGCTAAATTTGGATTAAAATAAGCTGTAATGTTAGGTTCGATGTACAAATATTTCAAATCAATGATATCAACAACAATTCCTGATACAGAATACTTCTTAATTTGACTTTTTATGTTTTCTTTGATCTGTCCAGACAAATATGCTCCATTTGTAGGTTTTACACTTACAAAAACCTTTCCAAATTGAGGAGGAGTTAACTCTTCTCCACCAAAAGCAGAAACAGAATCAGTTTCGGGATATATTGTTGGTAAAAGTGCCTCATAATCAGCTGAAGTTACTGCTCTATTCTGTGAGGAGTAAATTCGAGTCGAATATTTCTTAATAGATTCGATAGTTTCTATATTTTTACCCCCTTCAGCAACATTATTAGTCGCAACTAAGGAAATTCCTGCAGTTAAATTAACAGAATCTCTACTTGACGTTAATTTTCCTGAAAATATAAAGGATCCGATGCCATTTGCAGCTTCTCCATTGGTTACTAGGTAGGAAACTTCAATAAAACTAGGAGATTCCAACTTTTTACCAAAAATACCATCACCAAAAATCAATTCATATCTTTCATTTTCGATTTCTTGGCAAAAATAGATAGCAGATTCACCATTTATCTCAAATAAACTTGCAGCTTTTCTATATTTTCGACTTGTATTCGATAATTGAGAAGGTTTGACTGTTACTCTAATGCTATCAGTGTCAATATTAGAGTTTGGAAGGATAAATCTCTGATTTGGATCGAAAGAATTGACTGTAAAATTAGTAGTAATGTAAATTCCTTCAGAAATTTGAATATTTTCAAAGTTAGCTACGTTTTGCTTGACAGGAACAGTGACATCATCAAGTAAAGCAAAGGTAAAAGACTCATTATTGAAGACATTTGTAGTGCAAGCAAGACCTTTATTCAAAGTAACCGTCTGAGGAGTGGATGAATAACTAGTTGTATCTACAAAAAATGATATATTTGCTTTAGCTGCCTTTTTAGAAGTAGGAGTATATCCAATATTACGTGCTAATGAGACAACATTTTCCCTTAATGTTGCACTATCAATAAAAACTTCGTTCGATACCATGTTGGCATTGTAAGAAGTGATGTAAGTATTGTATGCCAGAACATCAATGATCGTCGATAAGTTAGATCCTTCAAAATCATAGTCAGTGAAATTGGAATTAGATCTAAGATAATCTTTTATTGTTGTTTTTATCTGGTCAAAATCCAGATTGGAGAAATTAACTAGTGGCATTATCGTGCTGGCTCGAGGGCAAATGATAATTGTTGGGGTTGTGCTTCCACTCCAATGATCTCATATTTTATAACAACATCAAATTCAAGTGTATCAAAGTTTGGTGAGACTTGAGTTCTTAATAATTTAACTCTTGGTTCAAAATTGTTTATGGTATTTTGGATTTCATCCTTAATAGATGAAGCAGTAACGTCATCCATATTCTCAAATAAGAGATTATTGACGTTTGAACCTAAATTCTCATTAAAAAATCGCTCTCCTGGTGCAGTGAGCACCAGATTACGAAGAGAGCGAGCTATAGCAGTCTCATTTTTAACCGCAATAAGGTCATCATTTAAGGGATTAACCTTAAAAGACATGCTAATGTCTTTAAATGTCTTACTTATGCGTTGGACGGGCACTATTATTAGGCAAATATATCTTTATTTAGCAAGTATATTTTACCTTTTTTAGTTTCCCTGTCCTCGTGAGCGTTTTTTTGCTTTATTTCGAGAGGAAGCGGCATATTTAGTATGCTTTCCTCTTCCTTGACGAGTTTTTTTGGGTCGAGTTTCGATCATTTCGACCCCAGTTGGACTTCTCATTGCCATTTTAGTTATTCTCCATAGTAAATCGAGACACGACGGTTAGATAACACGAGTTTTTTCGTGGCCAACACGTATCCGAGGGTCGCACCAGATATCATAACCCTTGTCAATCGCATCTAAACAGAACGATACGTCTTCTCCGCACATATCCTGAACTGCTCCAGACTCAAACTGTTGCATTTTAGGAGCAAACCAAGGGTATTCAAGGTTCTCGAAGACACCATTCTTAATCATGACCCAACCGAAACCTGTGTAGTCAACGGTGAAAGGCTTCTGACGCTTTCCAATGGACTCTACAGTCTCGTGATTCATGACTCCACCGTTCTTACGGAAGTCATCTTCTTCTAGCCAGTGTGCGACAGAGGTTGTGCTACCATCTTCTGTTGCATACCATCCTGCAGCAATCTCTGCTTCCTTCCTATCTGAATCCTCTGCAGGTAAAGCAAGATCACATAACTGCCAAAACTTGTCAGTGTTAAAGACAATATCCGAGTCAATCCATAATTGGTAATCATACTCTAGTTTACCATCCCAAGGTTTCTGATTAGGACCACGAAGAACATTTGCACCTAATACTTTACAACGTGCAAAGTTAACCATTGATGAGTAATCTTGTGAGATCTGAATACTCATTCCATTTTGTACCATGTCAAAACACATCTGTACAAAATTCTTTAAAAAGATATATGAACATCCACGACCTGGTAAGCAGAATACAATCTTCTTACCTTTAAACCTTTCTTTAATTGCTTGTATATCCCAATCGGCAGCTTTCTTCTTGGGTTTTGGTGGCACAGTTTTTACTGTAAATCCTTTGGCCATAGTTTTATTGAAATTTCAATTCAATTATAACATCCATTTATATAGTTGTCAATATGAATCTTCTTCCCACATTGGTGTTGGAAGAACTCTACCTGGCCCACCAATACCGCACTTGGGGCCTAGTTTGATATATGATAAGTCTCTCTCTGTATAATCTGTCTTCAGTAAACCAACCATTACCTTTAACATCTCCCATGTCTGTTCAAACTCTTCTTCCTCTAAGTTTGCATATAGACATCTATCTTGGGCGTAGATATGGTAAGTGGTTTCGTCGTACATAATGTGTCGTTGTCCTTCACCTATTA